TTTTGAACCTGTCCCCGTGCGCGGAACACGCGCTGAACTCGATACAAACACAGGGTGGCATTCGCCGCCGCGATGATCACCCTACGCAGAAGAACCTTACCCGACCGTTATTCAAGTATGTCGCGGTACGGGCAAGATTAAGGCGCAACCGCCGCAATTGCGGCATTCACCTGACAACCATTGCCCCATGGTCAATATTCGGACCTGCGCAATGGCATTCCTGTTGCAATGATTGTCAGGTTCCAGCATAGAGCGCGGGCTCAGGAGGGATGGCCGAGCGGTTTAAGGCACCGGTCTTGAAAACCGGCGTGGGTGCAAGCTCACCGTGGGTTCGAATCCCACTCCCTCCGCCATAGACATTGATTTTATTGTGTTTTTTGTCACATTTTGTCAGTTGGCCTAACCGATTCCAACTTGTGCAAAATTTTGCATAAGTTCGGTGCGTTGCCGAAGCCTGAACGTTCTGCAATTTGATGCTTATCAAGGCCAAAATTTTGGCCTTGAATTTTTCGATTGCCGCCGTGGGTGTTTCCCATTTCGGCGCGCAGTGCTTCGGCAATGGCAACTTGTTCTGAGGGTGTCCACGGTTTACTATATGCATTTGCGTCGTGTTCGCCGCGGACAAGGTCATTCCGCAGCATCGTCACACATCTGGCGCATCGCCGCTTCGACGTCGCGGATTTGATCGAACTGCCATTGAAGCGCGGCAATGGTATCTCTGAATTCCTCAGTCACGTCGCTCGGTGAACTTGTATCCAGGTCCATCGCTGTCTGGGCGGCGCTGTCGAGCAGTGTCGTCATGATCCTGGCGGCCATGTTGAGCTTCGTCAGTTCGTCGTCGATTTCGAAGGCTAGGTCTTGTGCCGCAGCTTCGGCGGTGGTGGTGTAAGCGTTCATGTTTCTGGCTCCTCATAACCGTGCTGGCTATGAAAGTGACCCTAACGGTTAGTTTTATGAACGTCAATCGTAAAATAACCCTGAGAGGTATTTTGTTTGCCGTTAGGGCAATCAGCGTTTATATGAGAGACATGATCAGTCCCGCACAGATACGAGCCGCGCGCGCCCTTATTGGATGGAAGCAGACCGAGCTTGCGAGCGCAGCCGGCCTATCCGAAATGAGCGTCAAGAACATTGAGCGTGGCACAACCGATCCTCGCGTCAGCACTCTTGAGGCAATCAAGCAGGCACTAGAAGCCGCCGGCGTCATCTTCATTGCATCGAACGGCGAAGGACCGGGAGTTAGACTTCGGAAGGATTGACGGGCTCAGCGTGCGGAGAATCCTCCGAAGCGAAAATAGGCATATCGTCATCTAGAGATAGCTCGATTGGCTTCCCAATTTGATCCGGCCATCTTCTGTGGAATAAGGCGCGAGAACGCGGGCGATATCCGAGGCCCTAATTGGGCCGAAGGAGTTGCGCCTGACGGTCGTTCCGTCCGACGCGGGCCTCCTTTATGATCTCGATCTGTCTTGCCAATGCCCTCTCACGGTATCGGGGGTCAATGCGTTCGTCTGATATGAAGCGGTTCATTATACCAAGCGGGTCAATAGGAACCTCATTGTGAGCATGGCGGCCAAATTGATCGCTTCGCAGATAATTGAACGTGCCCAATAAAAAGTCTGTGGCCTCTCTATGGTCCCCGTCGCGGAGTGCATGATCAATGTAAGCTTCCGACACATGATATGAAGCCTGCAGTTGGCGCATAGCCGTGGCGTCGCGACGCTTTGTTGCAGGATGCATTATGTTGGCTATCCTGCTTTTGAGGCACAAAAGCGGATGCATGATAGGAACTTCTACGATTACCGGCGTCCCCCCCACATCGGCCCCTATCGCCAACACAGATGCGCCTCGCTCAATATCTCGCTTGCTGATGCCAAGCAGCTTGTCCAGAAAGTCGATACGGATATACCGACCGTCGATCACAACCTCAACAATGGCGGTGTTAGGTGAATTCATGGTGTCACGACTTGGCTTAAGCACGCGACCGTTGATAGCTTCGGCAAGCTTTTGTGCGACGTCGAGCCCGCCAAAATAGTCTATGTCTTGACTTGTGAACGGCCCCTCATCTCGAAGGTACTGGACTTTATCCCGATAGTACCATGCCCACAGGTTCGTAGCCTGCCCTCCAACGATAAAAGTGTTATCGTCGACGGTAAGATTGGACACTATTGGGATGACTTCGGCAGGCCCAAGGGGCTCTGGATTATCGCTCATGCAACGCGGATGCGCACTCGCCGCTTTGCAATGCTCATTTGTGAGGGATCAAAGCAGGAAAAAAAGCCATTTCTGCGCTGCAGATCTTGCACCGAAGACTGGCCAGATTCGAGACGTGAGTCATCCTCGATCCGAGAGTGCTGCTTTGCATCACGGAGTTCTCTAGGATTGAAATATGCAACTTGCGGGGCCATTGGTCCCTGCCTCTTCGTCTCTGACCGCTTTTATATGCTTTTCTCGACACATAATCAACGGACGGTTGATCATAGCGTTCCCGATTGATGAATCGCCGCGATGGGGCCGGCTATGACCGCACGTCTTTGACGGCTCGATAGATCGCCTCGGCGCGATCATTCACTAACCTTGTCTCGTTTGCGCCATCGCCATACGCGATCCAAAGGACCGGTTCAGGCTCTTGTCATATTGGCCAATGCCGCCGCTAAACACCTGAGCGGCATTGCTGCGGGAAACCTTGTCGACAAACGCCTGCAATTTGCCGTCATTATCAACCCTGACGCCAACTGACACGCGCATATCGCCGCCGCCATTACCGCGTGAGGCAATCGACATATTATGAGCAGACGGCATCTTCGGTACACTCACGCCAACCGGCCCGCCCGTTGCATAACCGGGCGCGCCACGACGCATCGCTTCTACAACGGCGACACCGCCGGCTTTGCGAATATCATCCTGCGACCAGACGACTTCGCCCTTATGGACAATACCCGCCGCCCTTTTTTTCGGGCCAGGGCCGGTGTAGCCGCCTTTGTCGTAGCCAAAGATCGAGCCGATAACGGCGCCGATACCACCGCCGTCAAACAAGCCGTCCAAAGCCATGCTCGCGAGCTTGTCGGCAACACGATCTAGCGCGTTTGCCAGGATATCGGCCGCGGATTTGCCTTGCCGCAAATCGGAGACAATGCCACCCAGCACATCGCGGCCAATGTCACGCAATTCTTGTGACGCCTCGCTTGCCTTGCGGGTGGCCTCTTCTTCCGCCTGTAGCGCGGCGACCAGGCCGACGATTTTGGCCTGTTGATCTGCCGTTGCGGCCGCGCCAGCTTGGCGCAAGGCGTTGGCTGTCTCACGCTCAAGGTCGGTTGCGCCGACAAGCGAAAGCTCGTGTTCCAGTTCGCCTATCAAGCGGCGGACAGCCTCTGCTTCACGTTCGGCAGCCGCTGCGCTTGCATCACGCCTGGGACTACTACCGCCACCTCTGGCGACTACTGGCGCAGTATAAGGCGCCGGCGTGAATCCACCGCTTCCGGTGGTTGGTGCAGGCGATTCCAACTCGCGCCGCGCCTCCAGCACTTTCAAGATCATCTGCTCTTCAGCAGCGATCGCTTCCATACGCCGCTCTGCTTGGGCGATACCATCCGCGGTGCCGCTATCGCCAAGGCTGGTGCCAAAGACGCCATCGCCAGCAAGGCCGTCTGTCCGCGAGCGCAGTTCAAATATCTGGCGCTCTACGTCGAGGCGTTCTTCGCCAAGTGCCGCCATACGCTGATCTAGCTTAACGGAGCGCTGAGCCTCAAACCCGTTGAACGCATTTATGAAGTCCTGCAGCGCCGTAGCGGCTTCAACAATAGCGGCCTTGAGATTCTGGCCAACGGTGAATGTGATCTGGTTGAACTTCGCGTCCACCTCGGCAGCGCGGGCGATCAAGTCGGTTGAAAGCACGTTGCCGAGCGTGTGCGCTTCCGCAATCGTGGCGCGGATTTCGTCCGTCGATTGGCCGAGCAGCGAAACCAGCCGTTCCGCTCCGGTTCCTCCGAACATTTCGTCGAAGATGCGGGTTGCCGCCGCCGTGTCCTTAAGCTGCCGCGTTCGCTCGATCAGCAGCAGCATCAAATCAGCAGGGTTCTTCAGCTTCTCCTTCACCTCGGCAGGAGTCAGGCCAAGGCGCTGGAAAGCTTCCGCCGCGCTGCCCTTTGCAGTTTGTGCAAATTCGTCGCCGCGGATATTTAGTTCTTTGAACGCATCGATCATCGCGTCCATTGGAATCCGCGCCTTGATGGCGACGGCCTCCCATTCCTGAAAAACTTGCGTCGTTACGCCAGCGCGGGCCGCCTCATTCGCAATGTCAGCAACACTGCTGGCAACACCGCGCAACCCGGCAACCATACCACTCACGCCGCCTGCAACGACGCCAGCAAGCAAGCCCTTGCCAAAGTTCGACAGATGCCCGCGCACCTTCGCGGCCGCGCCAGCCATGCTCTGGTCTAGTTCCTTAGCCATCCGCTGGCCGCGCTTTTCGATGGCGCCGAACTCTTTGCCCGCCGTCTGGTTTGCGCGTTTTAGGCCCTTCTCGAAAGCGCTGATACGCGCCTCTAGTTGGACGATAAGTTGTTCTTCGTCGGAGCGAGCCATGCGCCCTCCTATCTAGAAAATTCTGAAACCGTTGGGGCGCTTGCCGCTCGCGTAAACATTGCGCTGGTCAATTCCGACGCTGGCAAGTTCAAGGGCCATCCAGGCTGCCGTTGCGCCGTCAACGCGATCGGTAGAGCCAGATTTGTTGATTGTTCGATTGCCGTTCGTGTCGGGACGGATGGCAACGTTGTCAAAGCACCAGCGCAGCACCGGATGGCCGCCATGCCGGAATTTTCCTGAGACGATTGCCCGCTCTAACTTTCCAAGGGCCGGCGATTGCGTAAACCAGCCTTGCTGAACCGTCACAACCGGAAAGCGGTTCTCGATAAGCGGGGCCATGATCGGCTGTGCATATGCCTTATCGAATCCGATCTGACGCACTTCGAAGAACTGACAGAGTTCCCGAATGCGACGCTCAACCGCGGCATAATCAATAACGTTGCCGTCCGTTGGAGTAATGAAGCCATCGGCTGCCCATTGCGGATACGGCACGCCGTCGCGGTCGGCACGCTCGTACAAGCGATCACCCGGAACAAAGAAATGCGGCTGCACGGTGTATCCACCGTCATCATCCGGCAAGCATGCGACCACCGCGGTTAAGTCGGTTGTTGCACTAACGTCTACGCCGAGCCAGGCGGGACGCCCCTTTCGCTTTGTGAAATCAATGAGTGCATCGCCTCGATCATAGACGTTCATGTCAACGAACGGATCAGTTGAACGATCAAGCCAAATATTCAGATGGTCGTTACGGAACTTCTCCCGCAGGGCTGGTCGGTTCGCAGCTTCCCGTGCTTCCTGCCTAAGAGCATCTAGATCAGGATAGCCCTGCGCTAGGCCAGGATTGACCCGATGCCAATTGGCTTCGTCCTGCCAGTCTGCTTCCGGGTCGGTTTCCAGCAACACGGGCAGCGTGCCGGGATCTTCCACCTCGCCGCGCGCTACCTTGCGGGCGTAACTGAAAATTTCATAGGCAAGGTTTTCCTGCCCGCGACCGGCCTGCGATATGACGATGGACAGCGTGTTGCTTGTCTTGCCGAGTCCAGTTCGAAGCACGTCATAGAGCGAACGGTCACGCCAACAATGCACCTCGTCAAACAGGACGAAGGAAGGCGTAGCGCCGTTACGCGCGTTGGCGTCGGACGACACGGCCTGCAATCTTGTGCGGGTCGCCTTGTTCGTAAACCGATGGCGCGAGTCCAACATCTTGACGCGGGAAGCCATCTTGCCCGACACGCGGACGATGCCTGCCGCCTCTTCGTAAGCGATGCGGGATTGTTCCCGGTCATAAGCGCAACAGATGACCTGGCCGCCGTTGACCTTCTCCGGGCCGACCGTATGCAACAACGCAAGTGCGGCTCCGAGCGTAGTCTTTCTCGATCCTCTCGGCAGCATCAAGATGGCGTTCTTAACGATGCGGCGGCCGTCCGGATGGCACGGCCCGTAAATGCGCCGCACTACCCGCTCCATCCAATAGCTTAGCTCGAATGGGCGGCCGGTCTTCGGGTGCTTGAAATGCTTGCGGATGACGTTGACGGCGCGCTCGCCGTATCCGAATGGATCGTCTATCGCCGTGTCGTCATGAATCCAACTCGGATAAGTCGTCGTCATTCTCGTCGTCTCTTATGGCGGGCCGCGATCGCGAAATAGGCGATAGTCCAAGCTCTGCGCCAAGCTGGCGGGCTGTGGTCATGGCCTTGTCCTGCAAGCGGTAAAGCTGCGGATCGATCGCCTCGCCTTGCGCTTTGATGGCTGCTGCAAGCTGCACAACGTTTCCAGCTGCGGTGCAGTAGTGCGCCACGCCGTTCATGTCCGCGTCGGTCAATATCTTGCGCCCCACAAGTGCCGGCATGACGTCGCGCCATACCGCCTTAGCGTGCGCTGATAGCCAGCGTGGCGGGCGTGGTACGGCGTCTATTGCGTTGTCGTCCGTCTGAAGAAGCGGCTTGGTGCCCCGCATTAAGACGCCTCCAGGTACGCTTTGACCGACAGTCGGGCGCGGCTTATCTCCCCGTCCGGTTCGCGGCTAAAGACCGTGCCTTCGACACGGATGTCCGACAGCGCGAAATCGTCGCCAACGGCCAAATTCTGTTCATGCAAAGCCGCGTAGGCCTCGCCCGCGATGGTCTTAACCTCCGGATAGCCGATGGCCTTCGACCATACATTTACGTCCATGTAGACTTCCCACGCCCGGAAGCAGTCGGTGTCGTCTTCGACGGTCTGCCCGCCGCCAATGGTAATGCGCGGGAATGGGTCGCCTGCGACCTTGACCCGGTCGTATACGTGGTTACCCGCACCGGTCGTTCCGGTAAGCGCCGCGGCGATGGCACGCTGTAAAGCTAGCGATGGTTCGGCCATCAAATCTCTGCCTCCGCTAGTATCTCGATGTACTCGCGCTTCTCGTCCATGTTGGCCGCGGCCTTAATGTTGTAGACGCGCTCTGTGTCGGTATGGACCACGCGGTAGGCTGGCGTTATCGCGGACAATTCCGGCGTCCAGCGCACATGGATGACCACTGGCTGCACTCCGGTAAGCCGCGCTGCAATGACTGTTTCGCTGCCTTTAAGCGGTTGAATGCGCGCCCATGCGTCGGCAATCGTTACCCAGCCAACCGGGACACAGTTACCGGCGCCATCGTCAACGCACTCACCTTCCATCTCTACCGTCACCCGCTCGCGCAATTGCCCGATGGTGTTCTTCGTCATTTCGATTCCTTAATGGCCTTCGTGATCGCGCGCTTGATCTTGGCCCTGGCCTTCTTGTTTCCAAGGCGGACAACCGGCCAGAAGAAGGGCTGCGCTTCAGCCTTGCTGGTCCCGTACTCGACAAGGTGCGGATAGCGAACCTTGTCGCTGCCGACTGTGATTGCAGCCGCGTTCTCCGGCACAACGAGCGAGCCGCCTGGCTGACTGTAAGGTGGCGTTTGCCGTCCGCCCTTCGTAACCGCAATGGACGCAATCAGGTCGCCGGTATCTTCTGGGGCGAGGCTGCGCATTTGTGTCGCCATCTGTTCTGCGGCCTTAACCGTCTCTTTCGCAACAGCCGTGCGAACTGCTCTAGGTATGGCATTGAGCCGACACTGAAGACTGGCAAGCCCGTTGCCTGAACTACGCATGCCAGCTTCGATATGGATAAAGCAGGCTGTAGAACCCGGCCGGCGTAACCGCCAGCGCGCCTTCGGTGGCGACGCCGCGCCATTCGTATAGGTGAGCGCCAAGCTTCAGCACGGCTTCCTCGATTGGGACCGGAACGCCATCCACAAAACTGGCGAGCGTCTGGCCAATGTAGGACTCGACATGGGCGATGGCCGCCTGCAGTTTGCGCTCAATAAGCGCGTCTTCGTGGCTATGCGTAACGCGCAATTCGCCCTTTAGGTCGGATAGCTCCAACGCCATTTCAAAAAACTCCAATTCGGAAAAAACGCGCGCAAATGGCCCACCCCGGTACCCAGGCGCGACACAAAAGTTCGGCTCTACCCCCTGGTACGGCCGAACGCTTGCGTCCTAGCCGTGTGACGGTCATGGCAGGGTTTGCAGAACGGCCGAAAATTCGACCATTTCAGCCGCAAATGGGGCGCTTCGCGTATCGTTTTGATGTGGTCCACGACGGCGCTGGGCCGATCACAACCGATTGTCGAACAATGCGGATGCTGCTGTAGAAATGCAGCACGCGACTTGCGCCACGCAGCGTCGTAACCACGGGCCGATGCAGACGGCCTGGACTTGTCGGCCATTGCTTTCTTGTCAACGGCGCATGAGCATGGCTGGCGATAAGGCACAACTTCTTGCCCACAAGCGCACATGCGCGGCGGTGCTGACGGCATAGTGAGTTCCTATGGTTGAAGCGGACGGCAGCGATTGCTACCGCCCGCAAGACCCTTGGCCGCACGGAAAAGCGGCTGGTATCTGGACCTTGGCAGATTGAACGGAAGAACTGCTAGAGTTGGCGCGCCGCATCTACCTTCGCGTTATCGGGCAGGCCCGCTCGATGTTGGAATCTCTAACATCCGTGCCCTCATTGCTTCCGCGCCGAATTACGCAACTGGCCGACTAGCCGCGTCGCCCTTAACGACGACGGCGCTGGCGACAATGCTTGTGCCCGACGCCTTCGTAATAACGGCGCGCACATATCGCTTGTGGCCAATATAGCCCTGCTTATAGGCCGATGCAGCTGCAAGCGTGGCAGGTAGCGAGCCGACAAGATACTTGCCTTCAACAGCAGCGAAGTCGCCGTCTGTCGTGGTGTCCGATTCCTGCAGTGCAACCGAATAGGCGCCGGCACCAGTGATTGCGCCTGTGTTGATAATGACTGCCGCACTATTGAAGCCCTTGAGGTCGACGGCTGCGCCCTTGGTGGTGGCGGCGTAGTCGACAGGCGCAAGCGTCTGTGTGGTGCTGAGATTAGAGGCGAGATCGCGCATCTAGGATTCCTTTATGCATATGGAGAATGGGGCGCCACAATGGACGCCCCGAATTGGTTGCTAACGAAGACGGTTTAAGACGTCGCCATCTTCAGCTTGCGGAACTTCTTAGGCTCAGCAACAGCGCCACCGACGCGCTTACGAAGATGGAACCTGGTAAAGCCATCCGTCGCGCGGATATACGGGTTCACAAGCACCTCAACATCGATGCGATCAACGACGCGATAACCGCTGAAATCGCCATAAGCGATCGGGAACTCACCGGCCACAATGTCTGGCATGTCGATCGCTTCAATGATAGGCCGCGACAACAGCGTTGCGGGCTGCCCGTCCTGGAATGAAGGCTGCCACAAGAACCGGCCGTCTCCATCCTTAAGCGTTCGAACGATGCCAAGCGCCGTGCTGTTCATTATCCAACTACCCGCATTGCGGTAGTGTGCTGGCTGTGCGTACATCAATTTGATGAGCGCATCCGCAGACAGATTGGTGGCGTGGCCATTGAGCGTAAACTCAATGTCGTCGCGCGTCATGAACCCTTCAGGCTGCTTAACGCCGGTGCCATAAGTGAAGGCCAAGCCTTCTTTCTGACCGACGTCTTCTGCGAAAGCCAGGCGAATTTCGGCCTCAATATCGAGGACGCTATCTTCAAGAAGCTGGTTCGACACATCGACAAACGTGTTCAGCTCATGAACCTGAATCTCAAGTTCGTTAAAGCCGAAGTCCGACTCTTCCTGAGTTTCCTGTTCGCCCTTCCATTTTGAGTTAGTCCGTCCCGTGCGGCCAGGCCAAGAGACTGAGCCGGCGCTTGTGCTGCGCACCGACGCGGCCTGTCGAATAGGCGAAAACTCAGCAATGTCGCGGATCATATCCAGCACGAATTCCTTCGGGGCTAGATAGCCTCCCTTCGGATCCGAAGACCGAATTAGCGACTTGGTTTCAGGCGAGTTCTTATCGCCAGTGCGCAAGTAGGCGACGAACGCCTTGCGTACCAAATCTTCGGGCTTTTCAACGTTGCGGATGATAGCCGGGCGGCCGGATTTCGTAACTAGCGTTTTCAGAGACTTGCTCACTTCTTCGACGGTTGCGGCGGTGCCGTTCACCGCCTCTTCTAGCGCGGTAAGGCGCTCATCAATGCCATCGACCTGCGCTGCAAGTTCGGTTGCGTCCACATTATCATTGGCTTCTTCTTCGATCTGGCTGTCTTCAACGGCCTTGGTCTTCAGTGCGGCTTTCGCCATGTTGATTTTACCCTTCCGGCCTGCAGCCGATTTGATTGAGGTGATCGTTGCGCCGGGATGTGCCGGGGCGGAAACGATACTGATTTCGACAAGATCGGCGGCGCTAATGTGCTGGCCGCCATGCGCGTTCTTGTCAGTCTTGAGCGGCCAAAATCCCACCGAAAGCGACTTGACGCCGGCGCTCTTAATGAGGGCGAAGATAGAGTCCGCGAGAGGAACTTCGCCCAAAAGCAGGCGGCCTTTAACTTCGAGGCCGCGTGCCGTTTCTTTGATGCTTTCCCATACGCCGATCGCGTTTTCGTCTTTGTGTGACCACAAGATCGGCAGCGTTTCGGGAAAGCTGAGCGCACCTTTTTCGATGGTGTCGCCGTATCGATCCGGCTCGTCAAAAATCCAGGCGATGCCGGAAACAACGCCCTCGTCGGTTACAGTTAGGGCCGACTTTGTTAGACGCTGCTTCATTCAGCGGCGCCCAACGCGCGATCGACTTCCTCGCGCTCAACGCTGCCCGGCGCCTTTTCCTGGCCAAAGAATGCGGCCTCTAGAATGCGCACTGCCAACGTTGTGTTTTCCGCAAGCGGCCGTTTCTCGACGTAGTTCGAGACAAGCATCAGCGCCGCTGATGGCGGCGCTCCGCCTCCAATCAGTGCCAAGCGGATAACCTCACGCACGTCTTCAATGCGCCAACTGCCATGCGTCATGTTCGCCATAGTAGCGTAGAGGCTGCGGTTGTTTTTCTCTTCGAATTCTCTGGCGCGTTCGTTATCCAGATTGAAGACGTGTTGGCCGTCCGCCCACGTTTCAATAAATCGTGCGTAGTCGCTCATGCGGCCTCCTTTAATGGTGGCGGTGTGGTTGTAGTATTTGGGTTTTCGAAGCGCTCGCCGCCGGCATAAGGCGGCAAGTTTTCGCGGGCGCGAACTTCATTAGGACTTAGGAATCGCGCCGCAATCGCCTTGCTGTAAGCCTCGTATCGTGCGGCGGTATCGGCTCGCAAAAGATCATCGACAAGGAACTCAAAATAGAACTCCTTGCGCTCGTCTGCGGTAAGCAGTTTGAGCCGTAGCTCGCCTTGCCAACGTTTGATCCAGGCCATCAAGCAGTATTCGACAAGCTGAGTTCCTTGGGCTTCGTTGTTGCTCCATGTCGCTCTGCCATAATCGCCAATAAAGATGGGTGGCACACGATAGACGCGCCCGATTTCTTCGATGGCGAAGCGTCTCATGTCGATCAGCTGCGCATCAACCGCTGTCATTGTGACCGGCGTGTATGTTGCGCTTGCCTCAAGCACTGCAGTGCCGCCACTCTGATCGCCGGAGTTGGCCGCTTGCCAGGATTTCGCCATGCGATCGGCAGCTTCATCGCCAAGCTCACCGGGTACCGTAATGACGCCCGCCGGCTTGCCGAAGTTTTTGAATAGCGTGCCGGCGTGACGCTCCATGACCATCGCCAATGCAATAGCGTCACGCGCCAAGTAGACGGGGCTGTCACCGACATAACCGTCTGATGATGGCGCCTTGATATGAAGAACGTCGCGGAAGTCGTAAACCGTCCGGGTGCTGCCGGTTGTGTAGATGTAAATCGGCTCACGGCTGTCGTCGTCTACCTCGACCTTAACCGAGCATGGATCCAGTCGGTGCAGCTCCACAGGACGACCGTCTTCGCGCAGAATGAAGGCGTAACCGTTGCCCCACAAAAGCGCGTCGCGCGTAACAAGTTCGCGGAACTCGTGTGCTGACAGCCATTCAGTTGCGGCGTCATGCAGCAGTGCTTGCGCGGCGTGTTCCTTGTCGCGTTCGCGCGAACCGTCCGGATTGCGGCGATAAACATGCACTGGAAGCTGGCCGATTGTTTCCGCTATGACTTGAACGGCAGCGCGCACCGCAACGCATTCCAGCGCATTGTGCGGCGTTACGGCAATGCCGGCTGCAGCCTGGCGAATGCCAAGCAATTGCCGCTCAATATCGGTGGGCGACGATAGCGACTTGCGCATTCTGGCCCACATCGTTTTGATATTCACTTGGCTGCCTCCTTCAAGATTTCAGCAACAATCCGCCCGATCGGGACAATGATTTCGCTGCGTTCGAAGACGGCGGGTGGCGTTGTTGCGAGGTATGGCAAGCCACAACCGCGCTTTTGAACAGCAGGCGCGATAAGCAGCGCAGATTGGTCCGGCGGGTGCTCCAGATTGTCGAAGGCTGCGGCGATTGCTGTCAGCCAGTTGCGTCCCGAGCGCTCAAGCTCGAAGGCGATACGAAGAACGCAAATGTCTTTCAGAGAGAACCAGCGGCGGCTTCGGCGCTTCTCGCAAAAGAGCGCAGCCACGTGACGTGACCGATGGATAAGAACGTCCAGTGATGCGCGGTGCAGGCCGCAATAAGCGGCCGCTTCCGCAACCGTGAAGGCGCGGGTTGTCCAGCCGTTCATGCGGCCTCCTTACAGATGTTAGATTTTCAAGCGGACAAAAAAACGCGAACCCGGCTCGCGCTGGAAAATGGGACGCGAACCGGGCTGGATCAGCCGGTTGGATAGGCCGGCGATTCTCTAGAACGAATTTAATGTGGAGTGTTGAGGCTTCAAGCGGAGGTCAGAAGAACACCCCCTCACTATACTCGCCCTAACTTTTGAAAATCGGAACCGCGTGGGCGATTTTTTTATCTGCGCACATGCGGAGCGGTCGTGTTACTCCGAAATATTTTTCAATAAGGGACAATTACCTCCCCTACTATACTCGCCCCGAAATCGCAGAAAGTAACACTTACGCCGCATTTTTCTTGGCGCGGCGCAGATTGTCGTTTGCGCGCGCTCATGCGGCGGTCTCATATCCGGCTGGGTCGTCAAACATGCCATTTTCATCAAGCTGAAATCGAGCGCCGACAAATTCATGCAAATCATCGCTTGGATTGTTTAGCCGTGCATTTTGGTAGCAGCATTGGCGCAACCAGTTGAAACCTGAACTGTCCAAAACGCGGGTTTGCGCCGAGCCGTCCCTGTCACGAAACCAGATTTGCGCACCGTCAAAATCGCCGCCAGAAAGGCGCGGCTTGATGCGCGTTATTACGCAAGACGGCCATTTGTGCGTCTGCCGATTGTCATTCGCGAATTCATCGTCCTTGAGCCATCGTTTCTCGCGCAACCATCGTTCAAGCGACATGCGCTTGCCGTTGGCTGTCCGCTTCCACGACGCAGCCGAAGCAATCATGTGTTCGACTTCATTTGCATCAGGTGCAATGTCTCGAAACACGCGCCTGGCGTTCGCCGGTTTTTCGTCAGAATAGTCGTAAGCCGCACGAAGCCGCTCAAACCCGTCTGCCGGTGCGGCGGCCAACGGCTCGCCCGCAACCGGAGCGGAAACATTATCAACTACCTGTAACCGGGTCCTTGTGACCGGTTCAGGTAGTCGTGTCTTTGGCCCATTGGCGTGGGCCGGTTCAACTGGCCCAATGTCATGGGCCGGTCGTGGGAAAATGCCTTGCGAAGCGAGATCTAGGACATTGATGACTGGGACGTAGCGGCTAGCGCCTTTGCCCTTGCCGCGGCCCTTCGATGTCCGGGCAACCCACCCGGTTTCCATCAAGGCGATGATGGCTCGCTGAACGGCGCTGCGCGTTGGAACTTCCGAACCCTCCGGCGCGCGTTGCTTCATTACCTTGGCGACGTGGCGCTGTGATAGAAGCGCATCGCCAAAATCGTCGTGATACCAGCCAACAAGAAAGCGATAAACGACGCGGGCGGTTTCGTAGAGCCGCGTGTCGAAATCTATTAATTGCGCCATTCTGAACTGGGCAACCGGGCCAGGAAACGCGTCAACTCTATGCGTCCAATACGCAACCGTTGAACCAGGATTTTCAGGCTTGTGATTTGTCACTTGAGGCGATTCCTTCGCGGAGTGCTGCGCTAGCGGCGCGCGATAGTTCATTGGCAAATTCTCGCGAAAAGGTCGCCGTTGCACGGCCGTGGCTATTCGCTGAATAAGTGAGGTGACGACCGTTGCTCTCGACCAGCCGAAGGCCGCATAGGCGGATTTCTGGCGTTATTTCGGCGTCGAAATGGGCAATGGCCCGACCGTCCGTTCCCGGCGGCGCCAGGCGGATTGCAAGAATTTTCAAGGTTCGTTTTTTCCAGTTGGCGGATGGGGTGTAGCCGGCTTCAGCCGGTCTTTTTTTGGCGGCCGCACTGACCGCCACTTTGCCCTGCTCTACTGCGGCAACAAGTTCAGGGGCGCCTTCATGGTGGACTTGCTTGGCGGTCCTCAGTGTTCTCTCGGAGATGTTCAACATTGCGGCGGCTTGAGGCTGACTGACTTCCGGCAAATTTGCCGAATGTTCCAAGTCGGTTCGCGCGCCTTGGTTCATATTTGCCAGCTTCGCCGCTACCATTGCCCTCTGACTTTCCGTCAGGTGGCGACGCTTCAAGTTGAGCGACACCACAAAACCTAGTGGATCGTTGCCGTCGTAATCGCGAATGGTGCAATCGACGCCGGAGGCTAGTGAAGCTCGGTAACGATTGCGCCCGTCAATTCGCCAAGGCGGCGCTCGGCTCGGATGCGGATAATTCTGGATACACTTCAAATATCCGCTTCATGACACGGTCTTTGAACAGATAGTAAGCTTCGGCTTTCCCGACCTTGCCGCCTAAGGCCCGCAATATTCGGTCATAGTCGACCAAGTTGTGCCTCACATAGTTCGCCGCGATTCGGCACAGAAAGTCAGGGTCAGACTCGGAATCGGCGTATTTGCTTGCTTCCCCGCGGTTGGCCCAAAGTTCATTGTAAGATCGAATTGCGCGGCGAAATAGATCGTTAAGATCAAGCCGCGGGACTTCGATATTGAGATCGCCCACAGCGTGAAGAAGTTCATCTCTTTTTGAATCCGCAGCAGCCTTCGCGGCCGCTGAAAGCTGAGGCCGGCGCTCCGCAACTTTTTCAAGCGCGGCAGCAACTTCGCTATGCATCTCTACCTCTTCAACGCGCTGGATCAAAAACAACCGCATCGGCGGGCCGGATCGATGGTAAGGATTTGTTTTTAGTTCGTCAGGATCGCCGAGATGCCTTTTGATTAAGCTATCGGTCCAACCACGCGCTTTCACGAGTTCTGACCATGCAACTGTCGATCTAGTTTGAGTGGTGCCGCTCATGCCACCCCCCTCCGCGCTGCGATACGCGCATCGATCCAAGATTCAACTTCATCACGGACGTACGCGATACGCCGGTAACCGAGTTTGACTGGCGAAGGAAATTCGCCCGCCCCCGCCATCAAGCTTAAAAGTGGCCGTGATAGGCTGGTGGCCAGCACCGCCTCCTTTGGCGCCATCAGACGCGATTTGTGGTTGTCGTTTGAATGCTGCATTTCGACTCTACCTCCACTGGCAGAATTGCCAATAATGTATAAACTACATTAATTAGCCATCGACGTCAATAATGTATTGCGTGCAATTATCATTTATGAGATGACTTACGAATGGCAACCCAGAAAGAACTCGTCGCGATCGTGTCGGAACGCCTGGGCGTTCCACTTGAAACTGTGACCGTTTTGGACCGGTTTCTTGCGGAAGCCGGCTTGCGGACGCGCGCGTTACGCGGCCGCGGTAGTACGCCGATGACCTATCGAGACGCTGCAAACCTCATTATCGCGACGGCCCTAGACTCGGCGCCAAAAAACGTCGTCCATCTCGTATCTGCCTACGGGAGCCTCAAGGCTTACAGGGTGATGGAAATTGACATCGATGCAGCCGCATTCGGCCAGACGTTCGGCGAATCGTTGGCTAAGTTAATTGATACCGTCGCAGTGTATGAAGATGACTTTAGCGCGCACGACGAAGCGTCAAATCACGCTGAGGCAGAGGTAACGCTGCGAGGTCCAACGCCACACGCACAAATATCGCTAATCAGAGGCGGACGGTCCACGACGTTCGAATATGGCGGAATCTATGGCGAAAAGAATGATCTGCGAAGAGCCATCCAATTCACTCAAGTCACACTGGGCTTCGTTGGCAAGGCGATTGCCAAAGACTTGCCGAGATAGTCCGCCCAATCGTCCATCAGAGCCCTGCGCTTTTCGAGTGCGGAACCGCGCCTGTATGCCGCCTCGGTTTTGTCCTTGATGACGTGCGCGAGCGCAGCTTCTGCGACATCGCGCGGGTAATCAGTTTGATCTCCCGCCCAATCCCGAAAGCTCGACCGAAGGCCGTGCAAGGTCGCTTGAGCGCCACCCGCAGCACGTAAAGACTTGATCATTGCCGTATCACTTATTGGTCGCCCATCTTTGCCACCTTCGAATACAATCGCGCCCGTCGACCGTTGATTCATAGCAGACAGGATACTGACAGCGCGCGCAGAAAGCGGAACCTCATGCAGTCGGCCAGCCTTCATTCGTTCGGCTGGTATTGTCCAAAGAGATTCATCAAAATCAATTTCATCCCAGACAGCACCCCGAACCTCGCCGCTCCGTGCGGCTGTGAGCGCGATGAACTCGACAGCGCGAGCGGACGTGCTGTTTGACTCACGCAACTTCGCAACAACGGCGGGAAGATCCTTGTAAGCGACGGCCGCATGGTGATCTTGCTTGGTGCGCCGGGCCGGGAGCAATTCTTTGAGTCCGCCCCGCCAATCCGCTGGATTGTCACCTTGGAACAGTCCCCTCGCCTTTGCGTGGTCGATGACAGCCGCAATGCGCATGCGCGTTCTGTCGGCAGTTTCTGGTATTGTTGTCCAAATCGGCAGAAGCGTCTCAACAACATCGTCGCGGGTGATTTCCGAAATGGTTTTGCCGTGGAGAGGTTTCGCGTAGCGATCAAGGGTCATGCGCCATTGCGCCTTGTGCTTGTCGTTCTTGAAACTCGCCTCTTTCACGGCAATCACATCGTCCATCACCTCGGCAAAGGTCTTCCGCCGAACAATGGTCTGCCCTCGCGCAAGCCGATCCCGTTCAACATCGGCCTTTTCTCTTGCCAACACCAAGCTCACCGACGCGGTTCCCTTGCCATAGCTACCGAGACCAATTTCCTTGCGTACATCGCCGCGTCTGAAGATGAACTTCCAATCTCGATTGACTGTCAGTGTTCCATCTTTTCCGCGGTGGTTTCGAACCCTCAAATATAGCCCATCTCCGTCAGAATAAATTCCGGGCTTTTCGAGGGTTCGAATCCGTGTTTCTGAAAGCTTGTTGCGCGGCAAGGCCATCCCCGTTGGCAT